CACGATGACGCTAGCGACTAGGGGTGTAGCAACTATCCTATTCATTAGCGGAACTGTTTGCGTAGTTACAGGAAACGTCACATGAGTGGAATTATGGCAATGCTGCTGGGTCGTGTTGTGGCTGGCGGCGGTTTAACCATCATTGAAACCTTTAATGCCACTGGCACATGGACTTGCCCTGATGGTGTGACGCAGGTGGACTATCTTGTTGTGGCTGGTGGTGGTGGTGGTGGGAATACGTTTGGAGGCGGCGGCGGTGCTGGCGGTTTTCGCACAGGCACTGGTTTTTCTGTAACTGCTGGCACAACTTACACAATAACGGTGGGTGGCGGCGGAGCGGGTCAAACGGCTTTTGATACAGGAAGAGGAGCAACAGGATCAAATTCTGTATTCAGCACGGTCACTTCTAATGGCGGCGGTGGCGGTGGTTCGTATCAAGCAGTTCCAAATAATAGTGGCGCTAACGGAGGTTCTGGTGGGGGCGGCAGCATATTAAATGCCTCTCCGTTCTCTGCTGGCGTAGGAGGAACCGGTAACACCCCATCCACATCACCATCTCAAGGCAATAATGGTGGTGATGCGGTAGGACTAGGAAACACCGTTTATTCTTTAGGCGGTGGCGGTGGCGGTGCTGGCGCGTCAGGCGCATCTGCTACGACAAACAACGCCGGAAATGGCGGTAACGGAACTGCGTCTACTATTTCTAGTTCGTCTGTAACTTATGCGGGGGGTGGTGGCGGCGGGGCAGATAATCGCGCTCCGTCAACCGCTGGAGGAACTGGTGGTACTGGTGGTGGAGGCGCTGGCGGTAACGGCGTGACTGGACAAACGACTGGGACTGCCGCTACGACCAACAGTGGTGGCGGTGGCGGCGGTGGTGGTTATGTAAATAGTCCTCAATCTTTGGGCAATGGTGCTAACGGCGGCTCCGGCATTGTCATCATCAAGTACACAGCACCATCTAACAACGTACTTGTGTTCAAAGGCTCATCTCAATGGACTTGCCCAACAGGCGTGACCAGCGTTGATTATCTGGTTGTGGCTGGTGGTGGAGGGGGTGGCTCAAGCGGCGGCGGTGGGAGTGGCGCTGGTGGCTTTAGAACCGGTACAGGATTATCTGTAACTGCTGGCACTACTTACACAGTAACCGTTGGTGGTGGCGGCACAGGAGCAGCAGCAGGACTTGGAAATGTTGGAACAAATGGTAGTAACTCCGTCTTTAGCACTATTACATCTGCTGGTGGCGGTTATGGCGCATCGGGTGGTTCCAATGGGGGGTCTGGCGGGTCGGGAGGTGCTGGTGGAAACTTTCCTGGAGCAACTTTTGGTTCTGGGAACACGCCATCAACATCACCATCGCAAGGTAATAATGGCGGTTCTAATTTAGGAGATTATGGTGGCGGTGGTGGCGGCGGTGGCGCTAGTGCTGTTGGAGGAAACCAAACAGGCAGTGGCAACAATCCGGTTGGCGGTGTTGGCGGGGCTGGAAGTGCTTCTTCAATTAGCGGATCGTCTGTAACTTATGCGGGTGGAGGTGGTGGCGGTTCTCGTACTGATTCTCCGTATACCGGAACTGGTGGCGCAGGTGGTTCTGGCGGCGGCGGCGCTGGCAGCGCAAGTGCTACTGGAACTTCGGGAACCGCTAACACAGGTGGAGGTGGGGGTGCGGGTGGTTATGCCAGCGCTCCTGGTTCCGCAGGCGGCTCTGGCGGTTCTGGCATCGTAATTATCAAACTCAACGCATAACCATGAAAAAAATCTACCGCTTTTACGGCATCGACGTCGCAATGCAAATGCTTCGTCCGAATGCTAAATGGGAGATCAGCAACAACGTCTTTACCCGTTGGGATGATCCTAGACCCTGCCCAAGTATGGAAGAAGTTTATTGGGTAATGGATAAGATTAAAGAGTTTGAGGAAAGCATACCGACCATTTGGTTGCCTGAACAGTTAGAGCAGCAAAAGCAAGATGAAGAAGAACTAGAAAAGGCACTCGCATGAATATGCACAACCTGTTTCCTACACCAATCGGTATGTTCGACTTAGATCGAGAATTTACCGATGAGGAACTGTTGTTCGTTCGTGGTCAAGAAACTAGAGCAAATGAAGGAAATACGACTAGCGTAAACAACTTTGTGCTGCGTGATCCGGTGATGACTTCTTTGCGGGATTGGGTAGAAGGTTGTGTAGCTGAATACTTCAAGGCAACTAGCGACCCAAAACATGACGTTGACTTGCGGATAACTCAAAGTTGGTTTAACTATTCAGAGCAAGGTCAGTGGCATCACAAACACGCTCATCCAAACAGCTTTGTATCTGGCGTGTTTTACCTAAACACTAACCCTGACGATAAGATTTTTTTCTATCGTTCTGGGTGGAAACAAATAAACTTTCCAGCTAAAGAATGGAACTTGTACAACTCTGAATCGTGGTGGTTTGAAGCGGTGAAAGGGCGATTAATCCTATTTCCTTCGTCGCTTGAGCATAACGTGCCGACTATACAGGGGGAAGATGTGCGGATAAGCATGAGTTTTAATACGTTCCCGGTTGGCATTGTTGGGGATGAAATGTCGTTGACAGGTTTGAAATTGGAGGCGTAATGGCACATTTTGCCCAACTTAATGAGAATAACGTCGTGACTCAAGTTATCGTTATTGATAACAAAGACACAAGCGATGCTTATGGTGTTGAGAAGGAATACATTGGCGCAGCTTTTTGTGAGCGTGTGTTTGGTGGGGCTTGGAAACAGACCAGTTACAACGGCAATTTCCGTAAGAATTACGCTGGAATCGGCTACACTTATCAAACAGACATTGATGCTTTTGTTCCTCCGCAGCCTTATCCATCGTGGACATTAGATGCTAATGCTCAATGGCAACCACCAGTAGCAATGCTTACCGATGGAAAGATGTACTCATGGGATGAGGCAACGACATCTTGGGTCGAGATAGTAGAGGCTTAAATGCTTGGATTCCTACCGTTATCTGCTGCTGCAATATCTGAAGATAGCATTACTACGCTGGTTACAGCGTCAGGGGCGATTAACGGTCAAGCGTTAGTTACTGCGGCTGGAACTAAGACGGTTAGTGCCTCTGGTGCAATCCTTGGTAGGGCTGTTGTAACGGCTGCTGAGGGGGCTATACAGGGTTCAGCCTCGGTTACTGGTCGTGCCGTAGTCACTGCGCTAGGAGGCTACTCTAGGTCTGCTGTAGCGGCTATTGTAGGCACTGCAACGGTTACGGCGGCAGGTGGAACGGCTAAGTTTGCGTCTGCTCAGATTGTTGGCGTAGGGTCGTTTACAGCGATAGCGAATAATGCTGTTTTGGCATCTGCTGCTATTACTGCTGAGGCTGACGTTCGTTGCGTAGGTGGGGTTACGAGATCGAGTGCTGTAGGGTCAATCAGTGCTAGGGCTGTGGTTACTGCTGAAGGCATGATTTACGGTGAAGAATGGACGAAAGTTTCTCCGGTGAGTGATACATGGCAACGACAAGAATAAACTTTGGTGAGTGGCTACCGGATCAGCCGAGTATCGTTCAGGCGGTATCGGATGCGGTGAACTGTTATCCAGTTGCTAGCGGTTATGCGCCTATCCCCAATATTGAGCCTTATCCTAACGATGAGACTCAGGCTTCCGAGACTTTGCTGACCTGCTTTGGTGGTAAGTATGGCGGTCAGAATGTCTTGTTTGCGGCTAGTGCTTCTAAGTTGTACAAGTTTGATACGTCAAACAACTCGTATACTGATGTTAGTAAGGCTGGCGGTTATTCGGCTTTGGCATGGGATGTGACGCAGTTTGGGGCTGTAGTTATTGCTGCTGACGGTAATGCCAAGCTACAGGCTTACGACTTAGGTTCAAGTACGGCATTTGCAGACCTAGCCGCTGATGCGCCTATTGCTAAGTTTGTCACAGTCGTTCGGGATTTCGTTGTTGCAGCTAACGTTGCTGGCGAGGAATCTAAGGTTTACTGGTCGGATATTAACAACGAGACTGTTTGGACTCCATCCTTGGCTGCCCAAGCTGATGCTCAGGTGCTTCCTGACGGTGGTGATATTACTGGTATTGCTGGCGGTGAATACGGGCTTATCTTCTTGGAAAAGGCAATTTACCGGATGACGTATGCTGGTAGCCCGTTCTTCTTCCAGTTTGACGCTATCTCTCGGTCTTTGGGATGTATTGCTAATGGCTCGATTGCTCAGTTATCTGGGATTACCTACTTCCTAGCGGACGATGGTTTCTATGCTTGTAACGGACAAACGGTTACGGCAATTGGTGCTGAGAAGGTTGACCGTTGGTTCTTTGAGAATGTCTCGATTAGCAAAGTAACTAACGAGATGAGTGCAACGGTTGACCCTGTAAGATCGCTCATTATTTGGGTAGTTCCAACTGCCGCAGGTAACAAATTACTGATTTACAGCCAGAAGCTAAACCGCTGGTCTTACTCTACGATTGACGTTAAGTCTATTTCGTATGTGGTGACTTCCTCGGCTTCCCTAGAGGCATTGGATAAACTCTCGATTACGCCGGGAACGAATACGTTAGCAGGTACTTATACTCGTACAACTACGACTGTTACCGTAACTGCAACTAATCACGGGTTAAATACCAATGCTTTTGTTTACTTTGACGCAACATCTGGCGGTGCTGCTGACGGGTTTTATCAAATTACTAAGGTAAACGACAACAGTTTCACGTTTACTACGGTAGGTTCAGGCACGATTACGACGAGTAACTGTACTTTATCGTTGCCATCGATTGATGCTGCTTCGATTACGCTAGATGATCGTGCTTATGCCGGTGGTACTTGGTTCTTAGCAGCGGTTTACGGTCAAAAAGTGTACGGATTTACGGGCGATTATGCTGAAGCCTCTGTTACGACGAACGATTTAGACATCGGCAGGAGCTTAATGACGTTAGTTAAGCCAATTGTTGACAACGGTAGTGGCGATGTAGCGGTTTCTGGTCGAGTATTGCTCCAAGATAACGTTACTTTTACGGATTATTCCTCGCCAGACTCGATTAATCGGGTGTCTGTACGGTCTAGCGGTAACTATCACAGGGTAAAGGTACGTCCTACGGGTAGCAACTGGCGTACTGTGGTGGCTGTTGATGTTGATGTAACGAAAGCTGGTGATCGATGACTCGTCAATTTCGCACATTACCGCCATTTGGAGCCTCGGAGCGTGATGTTGCTGAGGTTGTTCGTGGCATTATGGACGGAAAGACGAATAACTCAGGACTTCTGACCCTAGCGACAGGTAATGCGGTTACAACAACCCTGTACGACGGTCGTATAGGCAACGACAGCCTTATTTTCTTTGTTCCTGTATCTAATGCTGCTGAGGCTGATTCTGCTCCCTATGGGGCGTTTCAGGACTCCACAGACCAAACGGCTGCAAACACGACTACAGCCTATGCAGTTACATTTAACACAACAGATTATTCCAATGGAGTCTACATTTCTGATAGTTCTAGGCTTAACGTCAGGAATTATGGAATTTACAACATTCAGTTTTCTTTCCAATTTAAGAATACGTCTAACGATGGTCAAGACGTAGATATTTGGTTCCGTAAGAATGGTAATGACGTAGCTGGTTCTAATAGTAAGTTTTATTTGCCAGCGAGAAAGAGTACGGGTGACCCTAGCCACTTGATTGCCGCAATGAACTATGTCTTAGAGATGAGCGCTAATGACTATGTTCAGGTAATGTGGAGGGTGAGTAATACTGGCGTTTCTTTGGAGCAGTACCCAACTGATACGAACCCAACTAGACCGGCAACACCATCGACTATTATTACAATGTCTTACCTTGCACCATCAGCTACAACGAATCTTTACGTTTCAAGCCAGCAACAAGGGGAAGCAACTGTCAGTCATTGGGCTAACAGTACGGCAGACAAAACTTATGGGTACATAATCGTCGGATGATTGAATTCAAATTTATCGAGCCTGACCAACTTAGAGATTGGTGGAAAAGCGTCAAGCCCGGACTAGAGGAAATAAAGAAGCGTAGCCCTGAGAACTGGATTGTTGAGGATGTTTACGCAGACTGTTGGAACAGCAAATCATTTTTATATGTAGCGTTAAAAGATAGTCATTTTGCAGGGTACTTTGTACTACAGCCAATTGGTCAAAAGCTCCACGTTTGGGCGGCTTGGACGTTAGAAAATGATTATCAGTTGGTGGAAAAAGGTTTACAATTTACCAAAGATATGGCAAGAGAAGCTAATATCAAATATTTAAGTTTCTCAAGTCATCGTCCGGGGTGGAATCGTAGGGCTAAGGCTTACGGATTCCGTCCTAGAGAATGGATTAGCGAGGTGTAATATGGGTGGCGGTGGAAGCGAACAAAAGACGGAAATCGACCCGGAATTTAAGCCGTACATGAAGTTTGGCTTGGAAGAAGCCAAGCGATTATACGGAGCAATGCCTAACGTACCAGAGACTTTAGCGGTTAGTCCATCTGCTGCGACTCTACAAGCGATGTCTGCTGCTGAACAACGTGCTTTAGCAGGTTCTCCGCTAACAGGACAAGCTAAGAACGTACTAGCTCAACAAATGGGCTATACGAGTCCCTATGCCGGGAAGATCGAGGCTATGGGGATGGGTGCTTACGACCCGTCTTCCGGTTTCTATCGTTCCATGATGGAAAGTCAGCCTGAATCCGAGGCTGCTCGTCTAACGAGATCGACTGCTGGTGGCGCTTATCTCAGCGGTGCTAGTCCGTACCTTCAGGGTGCGTTATCTCAGGCTAATCGTTTGGCTGGTGAGTCTTTTGGCGAGAGCATGAAGGACTTACAGGCTAAGGCTGCTGCTGCTGGTCGTTATGGATCAGGGGCGATGGCGCAACAGACTGCCAGAAGCCAAGACGTACTAGCTAGAGCCTTAGCAGAACAGAATCAACAAGCGTTCTTAGCAAATTACCAAGCAGAACGTCAGGCACAAGAACAGGCTATGGGTCGTTTGGGTGGTCTTGAGCAACAGGCGATAGCTAATCGCTTTGCTGGTGCTGGCGGTCTAACGGCGGGTGAGCAAGCAAACCTACGGACTCGTTTAGGGGCTTTGAGTGCTGCTCAGGATATTACGTCTGCTGATCTAGCGAGACAGGCTCAGGCTGCTCAGTTGGCTCCGTCGATGGCTGCTCAGGATTATTCGGATATTCAGAAACTACTACAGGTTGGTCAAGGTCGTGAGGCTTACGAACAACAAGCTATCGAGGGTATGTTAAAGGCTCAGGATATTCCGCTAGACCGTCTGCGTCGTACCACTAACATCTTCTATGGTGCGCCATTGGAGACTAAGACAGCTACTTCAGGGGGTAAATAATGGGTGCGCCAATGGTTCTGGGTGCTGCATTAGGCGGCATAACGTCTGCGGCTCGTGGTGGTAATCCGCTTACTGGTGCGTTATTAGGCGGTATCGGTGGCGGTGTATTTGGTGCTGCTAGCGGTGCGGCTGGTGGGGCTGCTGGTGCTGCTCAGGCTGCGAACATAGCTGCGGCTCCTGCGGCGAGCATGGGTGCTATCAATACGGCTGCTGGTCAGGCGATGGCTGCTCCTAGTCTGATGTCAACTCTACAGCAAGTGCCTAAGTCGTTTATGCAGTTTGGTAAAGATAACCCCTTTACGATGAATATGGCATCGAATCTTGCCCAAGAAGAATTTAAGCAAAGCCCAGTGCAAAACCCCGGATTACTACGAGGCAGACCAGCAGAAGAACAGGCAATGCCTTATTCCTCGCCAGTACCTAAATTTACTTTGATGTAGGTGACATATGGCACTAGAAGATTACGTCCCTAATATCTTTGGCGGCACTCCGACTGTTTATCAGGGGTTGTTGAGTCCACAGGAACAGGCTTCACTAGAGAAACGTTCTAACCTAGCTGGATTGCTAGGTTTTGGTGCTGCATTGGCTCAAGGAATGGGTGGCGGTGGTTATCCTCGTTCTGCGCTACAGAATATCTTAACGGCTGCTGCTCAAGGGTTTTCAGGTGCAGGTCAGACGTATCAGGCTGGTATCGGTCAGTTGGCAGAAGTCCAGAAGTTACAACAGTCCAGAGCGCAACTTGAGACGATCAATAAGGTGCTGCGAGACCCGAATATCGATGATGCTACAAAGGCATATATTCGAGCAAATCCAGCAGAAGGTCTAAAGATACTAGCTGAACGTAGCCAGTTTCAAAAGGCTAGAGAGGCTTATATGCCTACTCCTGCTCCTACTGCCCCTGCTGTTCCTGCTCCTGTGGAGGGTGGTTTGCCTCCAGTAGCGGTAACTGGTAATCCAGAAATAGCGCGGTTAGAGACTCAAATTCAAGGCGCATTGGCAGATGCTCAGGCGTATTCTTCATTGCGTAGACCAACTGAGGCTGAGGCTTCTGCTCGTCTAGCTGATAGGCTAAGAGAGCGTCAACAACAGTTGTCGGCGGCTGAGACTAATTTAGATGTTCGAATTCAAAATGCTCCTGAGTCGTTCAAAGAGCAATATAGAACTTTGAGTTCACTTAGAGATAGTCTGAAGCCACAAGACTTTGTTTCTGCATTGCAAAAGATTGATGCTGATGTTGCTCAGTCTCAGAAGCAATATAAGTTTGAAGGTCTGCCGGGGAACTTTGCTGTTCGTATGTTTGGAACTAACGATATGACCAAACTTAGCCCACAGCAAAATGATCTGGTGTTGCGATTTGCTAATGCTCCGACTCAAGCAGATCAAACTAAGATTGTTATTGATGCTCAGAAGTTGCAATTTGAGACAGGTGTTGGCGTTAACGTTCCTGTATCGAGAGAACAGTTGCTAGGCGGTCAAACTCAGCCTGTAGTTGCACCAACTAGCCAAGCTCCTGCTGTTGCTCCTCCTTCTGTTGCGCCAAGTGTTACAACAGTTTCTCAGGCTCCTGCTCCAGTAACAACGCCTCAAGAAGCCAGACAAGTCGTAAAAGACATTAAAACTCCAGTTGTTGACATTAATGTAATTCCTCTGATTAAGCAGCCTGATTCTAAAGTTCCACCAAAGACGAAACAGGATTTGCTGACTAAGCAAAGTTCTAGCGTTGGTTTGGCTAGTTATGCGCTAAAGAATGTCGTTGATGCTAGAGATTCGGCTGAAAAGTTACTGAGTAATCCTGCATACCTAGACGCTCTAACTGGTATGACTGCCCCTGCCATGAAGAATGTGCCGGGAACGGATGCTTATACGGCTAATCAACTTGTAAATAACCTGCTTGGTCGTGCATTTGTAAATGAACTTTCACAGATGAGACAAGCATCTCCTACGGGTGGTGCAGTTGGTAACGTAGCTGTTGCTGAAATGGATAGTTTGTCCAAGATTCAATCTTCCCTAACGGTAGGGATGAAAAAGGATGAATTTATCAAGCAATTAAAGCAATATATCAATGTTTCAAACCGAGCAATTAAGACGATTCCTAACGAATATGCTCGTACTTACGGCTATAGCGGTGAGTTCGATGACTTGTTGAAGGGTACAGTTGTTGAACAAAATGCTCCTGCTGCTCAAGTTCCTAGCGGTGTAAAAGTTAAAAGGGTGCGCTAATGCCTACCTATGAGATCACTATTCCGGGTTCTGGAACGTATCAGGTAGAGTCTGACCGTCCATTATCGGATGCTGAGGCTTATCAGGCTGCTGCGGCTAATGCACAGCCTCGGGGAATGACTGAGCAATTGACTAGAGGTGCTGGCTTGGCATTGAGAGGTGCTGCTCCTGTGGCTGCTGGTGCTGCTCTAGGTGCGCCACTCGGTCCTGTTGGTATGTTGGCTGGTTCTTTGGCATTACCTGCTGCTGAACTAGGCACTCAGGCTGCTAACGTAATGTTGCCTGAGAAATATCAGATTCCATCTCCATCAGGTGCTGTTGAGGGTCTTTTAACCAGACTTGGCTTTCCTGTTCCTGAATCAACAACTGAACGAGTGATTCAGGCTGGTGGTGCTGGTTTAGGTGGGTTTGGTGGTCAGATAAGAGGCTTACAGGCTCTATCTCAGACCGCAGCTAGTCCAGTAGGTCGTGGCGTAGCTCAGACTATGGCTAGCGAACCCGGAAGACAATTAGCGGCTGCTGCTCCGTCTGCAATGGCTGGTCAAACGGCTTATGAGCTTACTGGAAGTCCTGTGGCTGGCATGGTTGCTGGCATGGGTACTGGTGCAGCATTTGGCGTTGGTGCTAAACAGCCCGGAGTTACTAGAGAGGAAATTGCTGCTCAGGCTAGTAAGTCTTTTGATCGCGCAAGACAGTCTGGCATTGCGTTTGATCCGCAGAAGTTTTCTCAGAATATGACGAAAATTGCTGGCGATCTACGTCAGGAAGGTTATACGCCTACCGGATACCCAAAGATTGAAGCAGCAGTGAAGGAATTGAGTTCTCCAACGGTTAAAGACTTTACAGAATTACAAGCATTACGGAAAATTATCCAAAATGCTCAAGCTAGTCCTGATGGCGCAGAGCGTAGATTGGCTACGATCCTTAAAGAAAGATTTGATGATTACGTCCTAAATGCGCCACAGTCGGATATGGTAGGAACTACCACAAAGACAGGCGTAGCAGTTTGGAAACAAGCTAGAGATCAGTACAACCGTCAAATGAAGGGTGAGGTTTTCGAGCGTATGCTGGAAAATGCTCAGTTAGACGTTAGCAAGTTTACACAGTCTGGTGCTGAAAACTCGATGGCTCAACAATTGCGTCAGTTGGCTAAGAACGACAAGCAAATGCGGATGTTTACTAAAGATGAGCAAGCCGCTATTCGTTCTGCTGCTAAAGGAACAACAGCACAAAATCTGCTGAAGTTCTACGGTAGATTTGCGCCTACAAGCTCAGTTGGTGGATTGTTTGCTGGTGGGGCTACTGTTTATGAGCCTACGATTGGTGTTCCATTTACTTTAGGTGCAATGGCTTCTAGGGCTGGTGCTACTAAGATGCGTGAACAGTCAGTACAAAACTTGGCTGATATGATGAGATCAGGCATTACTGAGGTTCCTAGAAATCTTGCTCCTGCTGTAACTGGTGCTAGAGGTTTGTTGACTCCGTTGAATGTCACAAGTGAAGAACTGCAACAAATTTACGGTAGATAATCATGGCAAAGAACAAGATTAGCGAATACAGCGCAACAGCGGCTAATAACACTGACATTGGTGGGATTAACATTGCTGAAGGTTGTGCGCCATCAAACATCAATAACGCTATTCGTGAGTTGATGTCTCAGCTAAAAGACCAGCAAGCAGGGTCTGATGGGGATAACTTTACTGTTGGCGGTAACTTGTCTGTTAGTGGCACTGTAACCCTAACGAACGCTTTGCCGATAGCTCAGGGCGGCACTGGAAATACTACAGCACCTACAGCGATTAACGCTCTGATGCCTTCTCAGACGAGTAACTCAGGTAAATACCTAACGACTGACGGTGTTAGCGTTGCTTGGGGTACTGTTACTCCGGGAACAGGTACGGTTACTAGCGTAGGTATAACATCTAATCTATCAGGTATTACGGTTGCTGGCTCTCCTGTAACGTCATCTGGTTCTATATCACTTAATGGCACATTAAACGTGGCTGCTGGTGGTACTGGTTTAGCTTCACTATCCACAGGTGCGGTATTGGTGGGTAATGGTACGTCTGCTGTATCGTCAGTAGCTCCTAGCTCTAGCGGTCATGTATTAACTTCTAACGGTAGCTCTTGGTCATCGTCGGCATTGCCTGTAGCTTCATCGACTGTTTCTGGCATTGTTAATACTGGCAGTCAAAATTTCGCAGGAACTAAGACATTTGATACTGCTCCGCTATCTGTTGGCGGTTATAACTTTACGACAACTAGCTCTTTGTTCTGGACAGGTGCTGAGGCTCAGATTCGTATCGCTGGCAATATGCGCTTGTTTGTGGGTGCTACATCGGCTGGCTTTGACCTGTCAGACGTTCAAAAAGTCGGCGGTGGCTCATTTAATAGCTACTCAGACTCACGTTACAAGCAGGACATTAGTGCCTACAATAAGGGTCTAGCGGAACTAAAGCAGGTTAATCCTAAGAACTATCGCTTTACCGCTGAATTTATGAAGTCTGCTAGCCCATCACAGCAGTTTGTAGGGGTTATTGCTCAAGAGTTAGAAGGTACTGCATTTGCTAATTGTGTAAAGACGGATGATAAGGGCTTTAAGATTGTAGATACATCTGAACTCACGTTTGCTCTGATTAATGCGGTAAAAGAGATGAGCCAGCGTATTGAACAGCTAGAGGCTTCAAAATGACGGATATAACTAAAACAGCATCATTAGTCACTTACAGCGGTTCTGCAACTGCTGTTTTTTTTGGGCTAACGGCTAATGAGTTCGCGGCTTTAGGTGGTCTAGCCATTGCTGTAATCGGTCTGTTGGTCAATATCTGGTTCAAGATACAGCACTTAAAGATAGCCAAGAAACAAGCCGAAGATGAGTAGTCGGACAGTTATTGCTAGTTTAACGCTGTCTGCGGCGGCATTGATTGGTATTGCTGTTCACGAAGGTTATCGAGAATCTGCTTACATCCCTGTAGCTGGAGACGTTCCTACCATTGGGTTCGGCGATACCCATAACGTCAAGATCGGTGACAAAACCGACCCTATCAGAGCGTTAATCAAGCTCTCTCAGCATACCGAATCCTTCCAAAAAGACCTAAAACGCTGCATTGGTGATGTGCCTATGTATCAGCATGAATGGGACGCTATCGTCTCATGGTCATACAACATCGGCACTGGTGCTGCGTGTAAGTCCACTCTTGTCAAACACTTAAAAATGCGTGACTATTCGGCTGCTTGTAAAGAGTTGCTGAAATGGAACAAGTTTAACGGCAAGGAATTGAAGGGTTTAACGACCCGTCGGCAACAGGAGTACAGACTATGTATTGGAGAATAGCTGCGGTTGCTGTGACTTGTTTGGTATTAGCGGGGGCAGGATGGAAATGTTATGTGATGGGAAAGCAGTCCGTTCAGACAAAGTGGGATGCGGAGAGGGCTGCAAGTGCTTTAGCTGCGGTAGAGAGTT